CCCATACTGATCCAACAACATCTAAATGCAATATTATTATACATGGTATTAACAATTGCAGTTAAAGGATTGCCACTAGGTAAACTGTTATACCAAAAATATAGTTTGTCGTCATAAATATGACGAGAACTAGTAATTTCGGACCAAAGACACATACGAATGTAAGTTTCTCTGGGATTAAGCCCGTACCAATCATTGATAATAGTGAGAATCCTATTCAAAATTTCAACCTGTTGACTGCAATCAAAAGAAGAGAAGTCACCAGCACCAATACACTCTTCGTCACTACTTTTGCTGAATCTTAAGAGCTTGGAAGCTAATGTATTCCAATCATTTCCATAGGGATTTATTCCTATCGCTGATCCCACGTTTAAATTCATATGACAGAACTCATCCATGAAACTTCCAAAATATTTCCTAAACAGCAACAACATTATGAAAGGCGAACCACTAAACATACGAGTCTTGCCTTGTTTGATCTTCTCAAAAGGCCTAATCTCGTCCTTTAAATTGTCAGTATACAAGAAGAAAGGCCTTGTTCCTTTTTCATACATTTTCTCGTAGCGATCAACTTCAGTATCAATCTCATTAAATACCATATCGATAACATCAGTATCACCACTTGCAACAGCACGGAAATACTTTTTCTTGAGATCATCTTCCGCTGGAGTATTGTATGGCCAGCCTCCGCTGGAAGAAGAATCGACAGAATTCATGTGTTCTCCAAAACTACCCAAAGCTTCTCTAGTACTTATAACAACTCTATCTCGTAAAGTACTATTATCAATTAACTCATAATAGCTACCAACAGCTAATCCTAGAGTTCTAAGATTTATAGCTACTGGTTCCGGGTTGTACTTAGAAATAGCTATTTTGTGTGGATCCAGTTGTTGTCCTCCTATTGTCGCAGGACCAAGTAAAGAAGTTCCATAAGCAACACGGATACCAAGGTCAACTTTCCTATACAGAACTGATTTCTTAATATCTGTAATCCTATTGTGTGGAGTTTTATACATGCTATTGACTCTAAAATCAGGAGCCACACCACTTTGTGGTACAGCACCATCTAGCATTTCTTCCACAGGACCTGGTTCTTCTTGTTCAAAGCCTAACAACTTCAATACTTCAGGTAAATCCTCTTTGGTTATGACATTGCAAAATCCAGTGCCTTCTTTTCCAGCAATATGAATGCCAGCGATAATTTCACATCCGACATTCGGTTCATCAATAACAATTACTGAACCACAATCACCCTTCATAGTTTTGGCGTGATAATTCAATGTGTCTTTTACACTATACATAGAACCATCCATCAACCAA